GAATTCAAAGAAGTCAGGGTATGCTCTCAGCAGAGGGAGCAAAAGACAGAGTTAACCAAGCAAGAAGTGCCGCACTTGCTGGTGAAGAAACAACACTTCGCGGCTCGTTTTTAAACTAATCATAGGGGAGAGAAACCTATGGCGAATGCAACAACTGGTAATTACAACTACGGTGCTGCTTACATTATGAACTCTGACAAGGAGTCTGTTGATGATCAAGCAGGTGTAAACAAGCTTTACCGTGAAGGTCTGGAGTTTCAAACTCGTGTACAGACTGCACCTATCTATGAAGATATGCCTAAAAAGCAAACAAAGCCAACAGTTGAAGCTTCTTTCAACACAATGGCAGAAGATAGAAACTACTTTAGCTAGGAACTAGCATGTCTGAAAACTTTCTTGAGCCGCCTGATGATACTCAGGTGCCACTGGTCGAACCTGCAGAGGCTATGCCGGGTCTTGCCGGGCACATTCGTTCTAAGTTTGAAGATGCTGAAAATGGAAGATATACTTACGAGCAACGTTGGCTAAAAGCTTTCAAGAATTTTCGTGGTATATACGATTCATCTACACAGTATCGTGACAGCGAACGGTCCAGAGTATTCATTAAAATAACCAAAACAAAAGTTCTTGCTGCATACGGACAGATAATTGATATCCTGTTTGCAAACAAGAAGTTTCCGTTGGTTGTTGAACCTACTCCTGTACCAGAAGGTATAGCAGAGTTTGCTCACATGAAAACACCATTGGATGATATAGTTGATCCGTATGGCTTTGAGGGAGACGGACGAACGTTAGAGCCGGGATCTATACAGGCATCACCTCAAGAAAGAGATTTTTTGGGTGGGTTGCAAAACAGATATAACGGAATGCCTATAGCTGAAGGGCCAGCACTCATGGGAGAGCCACAAATATCTCCCGCTCAAAAAGCTGCCCTTAATTTAGAAAAAACAATACACGATCAGCTTTTGGATACAAGTGCTGTAAATGTATTTCGCAGTGCGATATTTGAATCTGCACTGCTTGGCACGGGCGTTGTAAAGGGGCCATTCAACTTTTATAAAAGAGTCCACCAATGGAAGCGGGATGAAAATGGAGATAGGGCGTATCAACCTTATGAAAAGGTTGTGCCTCGTATTGAACATGTTTCTGCTTGGGACTTTCATCCAGACCCGTCTGCTACGAGCATAGAAGACTGTGAATATGTAATTCAACGACATCGTTTGAATAGGCAACAGCTTCGTGCTTTGATAAATCTTCCGTACTTCTATGCTGATGCAATCGAAAATGCGTTAGCAAAAGGATCAAATTACGAAGACAAGTATTATGAGGATACAATTCGTGAGGATGAAACGGAAGCTTATTATCAGGAAAACCGCTTTGAAGTATTAGAGTATTGGGGTGTTCTTGATAGATATTTCGCTGATGAAGTAGGGATGGATCTGCCGGAAGAAATGTCTGGCTTGGAGCAGATACAGGTAAACGTCTGGGTATGTGGTCCATTTGTTTTACGATGTGTTCTCAATCCGTTTACACCAGCAAGAATACCTTATCATGTGTTTCCGTATGAAATCAACCCATATCAAATGTGGGGTGTCGGTATTGCAGAAAACATGGAAGATGCACAGATGCTAATGAACGGTCACGTTCGTATGGCAATTGATAACTTGGCTCTTGCAGGTAATCTAGTATTTGACGTGGACGAAGCAAGCCTAGTCCCCGGTCAGAATATGGATATATTCCCCGGAAAGATTTTCCGTCGTCAATCGGGGGTAACGGGCACAGCCATCAATGGACTCAAGTTTCCTAACACGGCACCTGAAAACATACAGATGTATCAGATTAGTCGGCAGCTTGCAGATGAAGAGACAGGCTTGCCGTCAATCATGCACGGTCAAACGGGTGTAAGTGGCACAGGACGAACAGCTTCAGGCTTGTCCATGCTTCTTGGTGGTGCAAGCTTATCCCTAAAAACTGTGATCAAGAATATCGATGATGCATTACTAAAACCTTTGGGAGAAGCATACTTCCAATGGAACATGCAATTCAACAAAGATGCACCCGATATTGAGGGCGACTTAGAAATTAAACCACGCGGCGTTGCAGCCGTGATGCAGAAGGAAGTTCGCACACAGCGACTGACAACTCTTCTGCAAACTGTTTCCAACCCCATGTTGGCTCCGTTCATCAAGATACCTAACCTGATGCGTGAGCTTGCAATAGCACAGGACATTGATCCTGACAGCTTGGTAAACGACGTAAGCGAAGCACAAATTTTTGCTGAGATGTTGAAAGGACTTGCAAATGCTCAACAAGCAGGAAGCCCGGAAAATCAGCCCCCTAGTGACCAACAAGGAAGCATGGAACAGCTTGGAGACGCTCCTGCAGGAGCAGATCCAAATGACGCTTCGGGCGTTGGTGGGGGCCAGATCGGAACTGGAAGTGTTCCGACTGCAGGGGAAGATAACTTCACTGGAAACGCTTAGAGGTTTAAAAGAAGACTATGATGCTGCTGTAGCAGCTAGGGATATAACCGATTAATGACAAACCCGTTCGTCGAAAACTATATGTATGGTAATTTGGGTCCATATTATGGGGCTGTAGCTTTGGGAAAAGGTGTTAGCGTTCCTTCTCCATTTGAAGAAGTTGCTAGAGGATATTTTTTATACGACGATGATTTTGCAAAATCATATGTAGAAGGTACAACCCCCCCACCTGTTGATACAGATTCAGGAGAAGAAGCAGGTATTCCTTCGCCAACGCAGAGTTCAAGCACACCCACTAGTAAGTTAGGTGGGACAAGTTTATTAGGAAAAGCATTAGATTATGTAGAGGATAGAATTACAAACTACATGGCTTTTCCAGAAGCTGTAAACCCTCTTACTGGAACAGTCAGGGCTACGGGAGTATCAAAAGCAGTAGGCGCAATGATGCCCGGATTTTTTGGTCCTTTGATGGAAGCTGGGTACAAAATGAATATGGATAACCTGTCTAGAATAGCAGGAATGTCTCAGGTTAACAAAGATTATAGCACGGGTTTACTGGGGGGTCAACTTGTGGGCGTTGAACCGACAGCCGATACTTTAGGAGGCAAAATTGCAAGTGCTTTTGGATTTAACGTTGACGGTTACACTCTAAGCGGTAACATAGGCGGGTTTACCAATGTTGATCAAGATGCGTTCGAAGATGCGGTAATTACTTCTTTATTAGCTAATCGTCCTAATGCATATGGCCCCGGTAGAGCCGTAGCTATGGGATTAGATCCTCAAGTTACTTATTCGCAAACAGAATTGATGCAAGAAGTAGCAACTGAATACGGTAGGCAGCAAGGAATTGCATTTGACCCATTCTCCCCTAGCAGTCAATACGCTTTTGGTGGACCTTACGCTCCATTTGTAGATCCCGGAGCAGGTCGTCCAGACCCTACCCGTCCCGGTGGTATAGTTGGTAGAAAGGACCAAGATGGGAATTGGAGAGGTGTTACGTCTGGTACTTACACAAGTACTTTTGGTTTACCGGGAATGACAGACTTCGCTTTCTATAATATGGGGCCGGGGTATAGTGCAGCCGACATGAGGAACTTGGAAGGAACAGGCGGCACTGACTTCTCTGGTATAGATCCTACGGGAACTGGTGGAGCATTTACAGGTGATCCAGTAGGTATGGCAGATGAATACGAGGATGATAATTATGCTGGTAGTGGTGCTTTTGGTGGCGGTTACGGTCCCTCGTTTGACGATAGTTCATTAGGTAAAGGTGACGGTGGCGGCGATGGCTTTGGTGGCGGCGACTACGGTGGCGGTCAAGAGGCTAGAGGTGTTGCAAAGGGCGGTCGCATAGGATACGCGACAGGCACACCAAAGGTAACGCAAGGTTTTATCAACAAAGACCCCGACTCTGTAACTGATGAACAATCCATAGCCGACAATCGATACACCTCTGTCCCAGAGGGCACTATGATTATGAATCAGCCCTCAAACGATAAATATGAAAAGCAGCTTGACAAATTGGTTGCAGAAGCAAAAAGAAATGTAAAGTTATCTAATAAACGACCAAAGATGGTTGAAGTTGCTTTGTCTGATGGTGAAAGATCCATTCACCCAGAATACGTTGCCTATATAGAAAAGAAAAAAGGCAAGGGGTATTTAGAAAAGCTCAACAATCAAGGAAAAGCTGAAGTATCTCGTAGACAGGCGAAGTATGGGGAAAAGATTGGGGCAGCTAACGGGGGTATGCTACAAGATGATCCCACCCTTTCTTCAAAAGGATTTTTAAATCAAGGCATGGAATTACAAGATGTAGGTGAAGATATACCCATGATAGATTATCTTCCTGTATCCGATGAATTATTAAAAAGCATTAGCAAATTTGCAAATAAAAAACCCAAACGTGGGGAGATAAAAGACTTTATTAAAGGTCTTTCTCCTGAAGATAAATTGACTGTTCTATTCCTTACAGAAACTAAATCAACCACTGATCCTTTAGAAAGTATGCAAGCAATTGGGGAAGTCGTTCAAAATAGAATTGATTCCAATTATTTTGACTTTAAAAAATTAAACACTCTGGATGATGTTTTACTTGACCAAACAGCAAAAGGTGCGTTTCAATTTTCTGGGTTAGAGCCTACCGTGTTTTTTAATCGTGCTAAAGAAGTTAAAGCAGGTCTTGCAAGTGATGGTTTATCAAGGGCTGCAGCCGCTGCACAAAATGTGTTAAATCCTGAAACTGAGGGTAACAGAATCCTTTCAAGGGATACAGTATTCTACACACGAAAAGATGCTTCAAATCAGTGGATGAGAAATTCAAAAAATTTACAATATTCTAGCGAACTTGGGGATCACGAGTTTTATAGCATATTTAAAACCCCATAGTTTTTCTAAGAAGAATCCGTCAGCTACCCGCTAACTAGCGGCCCTGACACAACCGACGCGGCTACCCACAGCCATGTGGCCCCGCAAGTGAGGTAAATAAAATGGCAAAACAAGTACGCGGACATCGTGCCAATAAACCAAATGACTCTTTTGGGACAATAAATAACGAAACCTTGTACAAAGGCAACTATCGTTCAGAAGTCTACAATGACGAAGAAGAAGATACCCCTGAAGTAGAGGCTAGTGAAGAAGCTGAAGTTACAGAAAATAACGAAGAAAGCTTTGTAGAATCAAAACAAGAATCGCCAAATCACGATTACAAGAAACGGTATGATGATTTAAAGCGACACTACGACTCAAAGCTGTCTGAGTTTGAAACTGAAAAACAACAGTTGTTACAGGCATCACAACAAAATAATGTTTCGTTGCCTAAAACAGTCGAAGAGTTAGAAAAGTTTCGTGAAGAGTACCCGGATGTATATGGGGTTGTTGAAACTGTAGCAGCCATACAAGCTGAAGAAAGAACTAAGCAGCTTCAATCAGAACTCCAAGAAATTCAGGAACGCGAAAAAGAAACTGTGGTTCAAAGTGCATACCGCGAACTAATGAACAATCATCCAGATTTCAACGAAATCAAAGAAGATGAGAAGTTCTTAACATGGCTTGACGAACAGCCCGAATCTATTTCGGACGGTATTTACAAAAACAATACTGATGCTCGTTGGGCTTCACGAGTCCTAGATCTGTATAAAGCAGATGCAGGTATCTCAAAAAAGAAGCGAGCTAAATCTAATGAAGCGGCAGCAACCGCAATAAAATCTCCCAAAGCAAAAGATGTTTCATCTGAAGCAGCAGGAGATAAGAAGATTTGGAAGGCTTCGCAAATCGCCAAAATGAAACCGTGGGAGTTCGAGAAGTTAGAAGCTGAACTTGACAAAGCACGGAATGAAGGGCGAATAGACTTGAACTCTTAAACCTCAAAATAGGAAGGATCGAACAATGGCTTTCGGTACTGCTGCGGGTTATGGTAACCTGCCTTCCGGTAATTTTGCACCGGAAATCTTTAGCCAAAAAGTTCTCAAATTCTTTCGTCGCGCTTCGGTTGTTGAAGACATCACGAATACTGACTACGCTGGCGAAATCGAGAACTTTGGCGACACAGTTCGCATTATTAAGGAGCCGACTGTAACAGTCTCTGCTTATACTCGCGGATCTGTAGTGAACCCACAAGACTTGGCTGATGA